TAACACTAAATTATAAACGAAAACCTATTCCAAATCCAACAATGGATAATAATTTAGTTCATAAATCTTTAGAATTAGGAAGATCAAATAATACATTATTATATAATGATGATTTAAAAGAATATAGTGGATTCTATAATTTTAGAGATACTAAAACATTTACATTTAACAACGTTTATAACAACAGAATTGTAAGTAATATTGCAGTTGAAAATAAATTAAAAGTTATTAAACAAAAATATCAAGAAAATAAAGAACTAATTAATTTCGGTAATATTAAATTAGTTATTATATTAGATAATACAATAGAAAATAACAATACATTTTGGATCATCGACGGACAACATAGAATACAAGCATTCAAAGAACTAAACAAAAACTTTGATATAATACCATTAACAATTCCAATTCTAGCAAATACCAGTATCAAACTTGTTAATAATCAAAAAGAAATGAATGAATATTTACAATTATATCAACAACAATACTTACCTGATCTTAGATTATTCTCATGTTCTATTACTGAAAGACAAATAAAAGACTTTCTTATCACTACATTTAGAGAAAAATATCCAAAAGCATTCAAAAAATATGATAATTATCTTCAAGAAAACTTCTCCAGTCTTATTAAAAATTACGAAGATGATGGAAATATTAGTGATGGTTTAGTCGCCGATTTATACAATAAAATTACTATCTTTCATAAAATTATAGAAAATAATAAACCTTACATAATCTCAAATCCACACATAATTGATGACATAAATACTTATATGATAAACAATATATTTAATCATACAAATCATAAAAGAAATAAAAGTAAATCAAGAAAAATTGAAGATAATGACAATTGTTCTTATGGTTTTGTATATAAATTAAACTGTTTTAACGAAATTAACACACATTTTCATTAAACGTGTGATTCATAGCTATATTCAATATCTCTATATTCTTCATCAGAACTTAGATCATCCTCATCATTTTCTTTTTTATATATGTCTTTTTTCTATACAACTACACAAAAAATACATCTTTAAATATTTTTTTATAAATATTATTTATCAATATCATATATCAAAATATTAACAATAATAAAATATGTTAATGTCAAATAAATCAGTCAATTTATTAACAATAAATAGAAATACTATCACATATGAACTTATATACACCGCTATTAAATGCGATGTAAATATGCGGAAAGAACTGAAATAACAAAGAGTTATGCTAAAAACTTCGAAAAATTAGGATATAGTATTGAAAATTTTCTATATGAAATTAAAAATAAAACTAATACCACGCAAAATGAAATATTTGATAAATTAACCAGCAATATGTTTAAAGATTTTGAAATCCTAATCACAGAATGCGATGATCAACCTTGTAATATGACAGATAAACAATATAACTTTTTAATGAAAAATCAAAAGTTTTACTTAATAATCCAAATAGATCTACTCCTAATACAATATGTTGTAAAGGTCTAAATAATTGTTTTAATTTTCTATGTAATTACGGTGATTATGTTTATGATATTGAAGAACAACAGGAACTTAATGACAATTTAATTAACTTTAATAATTTAGATCTTATTATTCAAAATCTTAAACATAAACATTCATCTAATATGCAATTATTTCCCGTAATAAGATATTTGTAAATAAATAATATGATCTTATTCAATTATTTTATTTTTATATCATTCTTTTATTATTTTACAAAAAATATAGATTCCTATATTCATCTTTTATTTATATAAAATATGATAACATAGTTTTCATACTTACCTAAAAATGTCCAAAACATTTACAAGAATCTTGATGGTATTATACAAATGTATATCAATGTATATAATCTTCGTGTCATTTTAACCATAACTTTAATCAATGTATCGAAGTTGTTTCTAAAAAACTTTTGAATTCTGCAATCAAAGTATAATGTGTAATACTAAGTGCAATAAAAATCATAATTTAGATTTATTTAAGTCAATTTCACAATAGCTTGTAAATACTATTGAAATTACAAATAAAACAGCAATTCAAAATTGATGATTTAATTGTTAAAAATAATATACAATCATATCAAATTCAAGAATTATCTATCATTAACACACAACAATTTAATAAATTACAAGATTGTAACAATAAAACATTAGAACTATTAAATAATAAAAATCAACAATTACTTGATAAAAATAAAGAAATTGAATATCTAAAATCAATTAAATATACATTAGAATTACAAAATAGAAATCTAATTGAAAATAATAAAGAATTAACACTTAAAAATAAAGATATTCAAATTACTAACGATACATTAGGATTACTAAATAGTTGTAATAAACATTTACAGTAATTATCTTATTTAACTTTAATTAATATTATGATAAAAAAGATTATTATAACAAACATATTTTTATATTGTTCTTATAAATTAATAAAAAATATTTATAATGCATCTAGATCATTAGATGATTTTAATATTCCTATAAATAATTTAAAATATAATTTATGATTCCTATAAATAATTTAAAATATAATTTAAGATCTTATAAAACAATACAATTATTTAAACATAACCTGTTTTTAATTTAAATTGTTTTATAAACTTTTCTATATTGTGTAATCCTTGTCTTATATTTGCAATATATTTTTCATCTTTTAATTTTGATTTATATAAACAAACTAAATCATAATAAGCATTATAATAATCTTCATAATTTTTTCTTGATTTTTCATCATCTGTTATTTCAATTGATATAAAATAATAACAATGCATTAAACCTAAATATACTAATATTCTATTATTTGTTGTTTCTTCAAACAATTGATCATAAAATGCATCTAATACCATATCCCATTCTGTATTTTTATTTTTTTCATAAAAATTTTTCATTTTTGTTGCGTGACTTTGTAATAATCTCCAATCTGTTTCAGCATCTTTTAAATATATTAAAGTATCATGTAATATTTCTATGTATTTATTATTTTTGATATTTAAATATAAATAATCTACTTGTATATTAAATACATTTTCTAATTTAAAATATGCATTTCTATAAGATTTTATTGCTAAACTAAAACGATTGTCATAACTTTTTTTTAAATTATTAATTGCTATATTAAAATTATTTTCTTCTTCAATTGAATCATATAATTCAGAACATTTACTTTTATGTTCTTTCCATCCCTTCTTTTGACACTCTTTATTACAAAACCACGCTTTTTTACATTTTACACATTTATTAATTGCATCCTCTTTACCACAAAAAAAACAATTAACCATTACTTAATAACCAAATTATTAAGATATCATTTTTATAATAAAAAAAATATTATTTTCAAAAATCTTCGCTAACTTCAATTTTATCCGGAATTGCACTCTTACCACTTTCAATGTTAATACTTCCAATTTGATATTCTGCAACTTTTGCATCAAAGAAATTAGTTTTACCATCAACAGCACTATATTCCATAAAATGAAATGGATTCTCTTTCATATATTTTTTATTATATCCTAACATCACTAAAACACGATCACCAATATACATTATATAATCTTTCATTAAATTACTGTTCATTCCTATCATTGAACACTTAATACTTTCGTTTATAAATTGATCTTCGATATTAACAGCTTCATCAAACATTTGATATACTATCTCTTCTGGAACTTTATTTTCCAAATATTGATATAACATACACGCAAATTCAGTATGCAAACTTTCATCCCTACTTATCAATTGATTTGCAAAACTTAAACCAGGCAATAATCCACGTTCTTTTAACCAAAATATAGCACAAAAACTTGCTGAAAAAAATACACCTTCTATTATAGCAAATGCTACTAATCTTTGTGCAAAAGAACATTCTTCATTATTTATCCATTTTAAAGCCCAATCAGCTTTAACTTTGATGGCAGGAAAAGTTTCAATTGCTTTAAATAAATTAGTTTTTTCTTTATCATCTTTACAATAAGTATCAATTAATAAACTATATGTTTCAGAATGAACAGCTTCTATAGCTATTTGAAATGAATAGAAACATTTAGCTTCTGGTATATTAACATCTGCTAAAAATCTTGTTCCTAAGTTTTCCATAACTATTCCATCACTTCCTGCGAAAAATGCTAATATATGATTTACAAAATATTTTTCATCTTTAGACAATTTATCCAAATGCTTTAAATCTTCTGCAAAATTTATCTCATCTGCAACCCAATATACAGATGCTTGCTTCTTATACATTTTAAATAAATCATTATATTTTATAGGGAATAATACATATCGTTCTGAAGTATTAACTTCCTTTAATATTAATTCATTTTCGTCAAACTTTTTAGAATGATAGCACATATTAATTATAATCAATATATTTTTATATATTTATTTAATATTCTAATAAAACAATAATTAAAAGCAATAAATATATAAAAATGATATAATATTTTATAAAATATTATTTATGAACAAAGAAAATTGCCCTATTTGTATTGAAAATTATAATAAAGTAAAAAGATTCAAAGTTCAATGTTTTAACTGTGATTTTGAAGTTTGTAGAAACTGTATTCGATATTATATTATTAATTCTTCTAATAATGAAGTTAATTGTATGAATTGCAAAACATCTTGGAATGATAAGTTTATTAGCAAAGCATTACTACCAAGTTTTTTTAAAAATGAATATAGAAAACACACAAATAAAAATAGTATTGAAGAACAACTTTCTTTACTTCCAGATACTCAATCAGATGTTGAAATTATTATTCAAAAAGAAAAAGCACAACAAGAAATTAAACATCTTATTAACTTAGAATATGAAATTAAAGATAAAATATCAAAAATTGAATATGAATTAACTAAAGGAATTATAGAAGATATTACTATTAAAAATTTAAAGGATATTGATGAAACATACAAAAAAGAACAAGAAAAACCTAAAAAAAATAGAATTACTAAAACAGCTATTAAAAAACAACTAACAAAATATAAAAAAACAATTAAAAAAGAAGCTTTAGAAATTTTAAAAACTATAAAAAATGAAAAATGTAAAGAAGAAATTAATTCAATTAAAGAAATAAACAATAAAATAATAATTCTTAGAAAAATTATTAACAATAACACAAAAAATAAAATTATTTACAATAGACCTTGTTCCAATAAAAATTGCAATGGTATGCTTAAATATCAAAGCAATTTATGTGGCATTTGTAATTATATTACTTGTTCTAAATGCCTTGAAGCTTATAATAAAAACAATACAGAACATACTTGTGATCCTGATAATATCAAAACAGCAGAACTTATCAAAAAAGATACAAAATATTGTCCTAAATGTAATTTTGGTATTACAAAGATTTCAGGTTGCGATGTGATGTTTTGCACTCAATGTAATACATCTTTTAATTGGAAAACAAGTGAAATATTAACTAAAAATTTACATAATCCTCATTACATTGAATATTTGCGTAAAAATGGAAATGCTCGTGAAAAACAAAATATGGTTAATAATTGTATTGCAAATCCTACTATTACCGACTTTGATATAAGAAGATTTATTAATATCGAAAAATTTTGTGAAAAAGTAGAATTATTTAAACCTTTCAATAAAATAATTTCTATTGGTGTTAGAAATATTCAATATATTCTTCATATTAATGATGAAGTTCAACGATTAAGAGATAAAATAAGAAAATATGAAAAATTAAATAAAGAAGCTCGGATCAATTTACTCCTCAATAAAATAAAACATGAAGAATTTGAAAAATCAGTCATTAAAAATTGTTATGAAATAAGAATTTTTAAACAAAAAGAACAAATTTGTTCCACTATCACCGATATATCAACCGAACTTATATTCAATATTTCAAATAACGAACTTATGGCTATTAACAATAGTATTTTTAGTATCCTTGATAGTTCTATTGATACTAATAGTTTTCAAAAAATTAGTAATAAAACTGAAGAGTTTTTTTCAAGATTTATTTCAATTAATAATTTTAAAGAAGTAATGAATGAACTTTTGAAAATTATTAATGAAATATCAAAAATAAAAAAACATTGTATTGCTGAAGATAAAGAAATTTCAAAAATATACGGTAGAACTGATAATTATATGCTTTTACCTTAACTAAAAGTAAAATAAAGATGACAAATATAAAATCAATTTATAATAATATTTTATTAAATCAACAAAAATATTTTATTTTCTTAAAAGATCAAGATGAATTAGTTTTTACTTTTGATGATACATTATTTATTGATGATACATTAAATTATTATATTTACGAATTATACAAAATATGCGAAAATCATACTAATAAAAATATTCGTAATATAATATTAACAAAAGAAACATTCAATACTTCTATCAAAAATACTACAAAATATAAAATATTTATATTAAATATCTTACAAGATATTTTATTTACTATTGAACAATATTTATTAAACGGAAATCCTCAATGCAATACTCATTGCTTGTAATTCTTGAATTATTAATTTAAATGCATATGGAATCCTGACTTGTGAAGGATCTATATCATTTTTACAATAATTGCAAGTATATAGTTTTCTATCAGAATTTGATACCATTATCATTCCAC